ATTTACCGATGTCACAATCTATGTTTCAAATAACACACGTAGAGCACGAACAACCTTTTTATCAACTACAAAACTTACCTGTATTTAAATTAAGATGTCAGTTGTTTGAATATACTGGAGAAGATTTAGATACTGGAGTAGAGACAATTGATGATATTGAATCAAGATACGCATACAAATATATACTTACTTTAAATAATGAAAGAGATAGTGCTCAAGCATCTGCGACATTAAATAGTGGTCAACTTCAAAGCGTATCAATAACTGATAGCGGAAATAATTACTTTTTTGCTCCTACTGTTACAATCATAGATTCATCTGGTGTAGGTGCGGCGATAACAGCAACAGTCGATAGTAATAACGGTAAAGTCAATGGACTTACAATAACAAACCCTGGAACTGGTTATACTAATCCTACTATAAGGTTTACAGATCCACAACCAACTCTGTTTACAGTTGGTGAAACTATTACAAGTCCAAGTGGTGATACATTAATGAGAGCTGAAGTAGCAAAATACTCAGACTCTGATGATAAGATTCATCTCATACACGCAGGTGCTGATGACGGTAAGTATCATACGTTTGCGGTAGGAAAGAAAGTATTAGGACTCAAATCAAATGCAGGTGGAGTAATCACACTGGTAGTGGAAGATAATCAATTATCTGAGAATGAACAAAACACAGACTTTTCTACTGGAACTGACTTTATAGATTTTTCAGAAACTAACCCATTTGGAGATGTGAGTAACAACTAATGTTTGGTGGACACTTTTATCACGAAAAAACAAAAAAAGCAGTTGCATTATTTGGTAGACTGTTTAATAACTTATATGTGATTCGTAAAAATTCAAGTGGTGCAGTAATAAGTCAAGTTAAAGTTCCTTTGTCATACGCACCAAAAAATAAATTTTTAGAAAGAATAAGAGAGAATCCTGATTTACAAAATGATACAAAGGTTGCTATAAAGTTACCAAGAATGTCGTTTGAGATAACAGCAATAACATATGACGCTACTAGACAGTTAGCTAAGATTGGAAACTTTACAACAACGGCATCTGATGGTTCTATTACTAAAAGGCAAAAGTTTTTTAATCCTGTTCCATATAATATTAATTTTCAATTAAACGCATACGCAAAGTCGCAGGACGATGCTTTACAAATCGTTGAACAAATACTACCAACTTTTAATCCACAGTATGCTCTAACTATAAAACCTTTCCAAACAGAGTTTCCAGAATTTAAAGAAGACATACAGGTAATAATAAATGGTGTATCTTTTTCTGACGATTTTGAAGGAGCAATGGAACAACGAAGAACAATAATATACAGCATGGACTTTGAGATGAAGTTAAGTTATCATGGTTCAATAGCTGATAATGCTATCATTAGAGATACAAGAACTAAATTTTTTGATATCAAGGCAGGTCTTAATGATTCTGATATTGGTCTTGAAACAATAGTAGTTACTCCGAATCCTACAAACGTATTTGGTTCTGATGATAGTACATTCGGATTTACAACTAATATTTTAGATAGTGTGAGCTAATGTTTGAATATAAATGCAAATTAGTAAGAGTAATAGACGGCGATACGGTTGATATTGATATTGACTTAGGTTTTGGCGTTTGGTTAAGAAAACAAAGAATTAGAATGTATGGAATTGATACACCTGAATCAAGAACTCGTGATCTTGAAGAAAAGAAATACGGATTAGCGGCTAAAGAATTTTTACAAAAATGGACTGGTGCCGGTGAACTAAGGATAAAAACACACAAAGATGCAAAAGGAAAGTTTGGTAGAATACTTGGTGAACTTTGGACATTTGATACAAATATAAACGAAAAGATGATTGAACGACATCATGCTGTAAGATATCACGGTCAATCAAAAAAAGAGATTCAAGAAGAACATATTAAGAATCGTGAATTAGTAGAGTTATGAGTAATAAAGATATTGAAAAGTTTCTTCCGCCTGAAGAAAAAAATGTAGATAACGACTATAAGTATTCACGTGACACTTATTATGAGTTAGTTGAAAAAGGAAAAGAGAGTTTAGAACTTATGATTGAAGTTGCTAGGGAGAGTGAACACCCTAGAGCGTTTGAAGTTTTGTCAGGTATGATTAAAAACATATCTGATGTTAATGACAGATTAATGGACTTAAACAAAAAGAAAAAAGACTTAGACAAAAAAGATGAGATACAAAAAATAGCAAATACAACAAATAATCTTTTTGTAGGTTCAACTACAGAACTTCAAAAACTTTTGAAAAAAGATATTATTGATGTCACGCCAAAACCAGAATGAGAACTATCTCGGCAATCCAAATATAAAGAAAGACGGAATTGTTACAAACTTCACTGAAGAACAAGTGAAGGAGTATGCATTATGTATGAAAGATCCTGTATATTTTATTGAGACATATGCAAAGATTATTTCTCTAGACGCTGGATTAGTACAATTTAAATTATATCCATATCAGAAACAAATGTTTAAAAAGTTTCAAGAGAATAGATTTAACGTTGTACTTGCTTGTAGACAATCTGGTAAATCAGTTTCGGCTTGTGGTTACTTACTTTGGTCAGCAATATTCTCACCAGAAAAAACAGTTGCAGTATTAGCAAACAAAGGTGCAACTGCCAGAGAGATGTTAGCAAGAATAACAATTATGTTAGAGAATATTCCTTTCTTTCTACAACCAGGTGTTAAGGCACTAAACAAATCTAATATAGACTTTAGCAATAATAGTAGGATTATCGCTGCAGCTACAACCGGTCAATCAATAAGAGGACTATCAGTTAACTTATTATATCTTGATGAGTTTGCTTTTGTAGAAAGAGCCGCTGAGTTTTACACATCAACATATCCTGTAATATCTTCAGGTACTGATACAAAGATTATAGTTACTTCTACTGCAAATGGTATAGGAAATACGTTTCATAAGATATGGGAAGGTGCCATACAAGGTGTAAATGAGTATAGTCACTTTAGAGTTGATTGGAGTGATGTGCCAGGAAGAGATGAAAAATGGAAAGAAGAAACTATAAACAACACATCACAGATACAGTTTGATCAAGAGTTTGGAAATACATTTTTTGGTACAGGAAATACATTAGTAAACGCACAGACACTTTTAGATTTAAGAGCAAAACCGCCACTTAAGATGAGAGAAGGTGGTGACTTATTGGTATATAAAGAGCCTGTAAAAAATCATGATTATATATTAGTTGCTGATGTTTCAAAGGGAAGAGGACAGGACTATTCTACATTTTCTTTAATCGATATTAACGTACGTCCTTTTGAGCAGGTAGTTGTGTATCGCAATAATACTATCTCTCCATTACTCTTCCCTAATATTATATATAAGTATGCTAATGTCTACAACAAGGCTTATTGTATAGTTGAATCAAATGACCAAGGTACTGTAGTATGTAACGGTTTATATTATGATTTAGAATATGAGAATGTTCATGTTGAATCTGCAATTAAAGCTAATGCTGTTGGAGTAGATATAAATAGAAAATCTAAGAGACTTGGTTGTTCTGCATTAAAAGACTTACTTGAAAATAATAAACTTAAAATAGTAGATGAACAAACAATATTAGAAATATCTACGTTTGAAGCAAAAGGACAAACATATCAGGCTTCTACAGGTAACCATGATGATTTAGTAATGAATCTTGTGATGTTTGGTTATTTTGTTTCAACAGCTTACTTTAATAATTTAACTGATATTAATATTAAAGAAATGATATTCAACCAAAAATTAAAAGAAATAGAAGAAGACATTGTACCTTTTGGATTTATAGATGACGGTGAAGAACAGATAAGAAAGCTTGAAGTTACAGAAGAACATCCATGGGCTATTGAACACGATAAAAACCTGTAAAAGTATAAATAGTGGTAAGATTGAATATTCGTATAATGACAACTTATAATTAGAGGAATAAAAAAATGGCACTCTCAAATCCATCCGAATCACCAGCGGTTGTCGTCAGAGAAATTGACTTAACTGGAGGTGTGCCTAATGTCCAGTCAACTACAGGCGCAACAATCATCAATTCAAGATGGGGTACTGTAGAAGAAAGAGTAAGAGTAAGTGATGAAGCAGACTTAGTCGATAAGTTCGCATCTCCTGACTCTGCAACGTCTATATCTTTTCATAGAGCTTCTTTCTTTCTAAGATACTCAAACGCTTTAGAACTCGTAAGAGTAATTGATGGTACCGCTAAAAACGCACGTTCGACTACAGGTCAAACTGCTGCTGATAGTGACAGTACGTTGCCGGCAGAAGTTGTAAAGAATTCAGCAGACTTTGATGCTCAATTATCAGCATTAGACTCTGATTCACATACTTTTGTAGCAAAATACCCTGGAGCATTAGGAAATAGTTTACAAGTATCAATATGTCCACAATCTGCAAATGATTCTGCATTTAATCAATGGGCATATAAAAACGAATTTGATGCTGCACCTGGCACATCAGATTTTGCAACAAAGAATAACGCAACGAATGATGAAGTACACGTTGCGATAATAGACAAACAAGGTAAGTTTACAGGAACACAAGGTACCTTACTAGAAAGATATGCTTTCTTATCACTTGGTAAGAACGCTAAAACTACTGCAGGTTCAAATATCTTTGTCAAAGACGTAATTAACGAAACATCAAAGTATGCATGGTTAATTGACTTTGATTCAGATTTTCAAGCAGCAGGAGCTGGAACAAATATCGATAGTGGTGATAACTTCACTAAGACAACAGGAACTACAAACACTGACATTGATTATAACTTTGCCGGTGGTGTTGATGTTGCAAGTTTATCAACTGCAAACATTTTAGCAGGTTTTGATCTTTTCGAAGATAAGGACGCTGTTGAGATTGATTTCTTGATTGCACCATCAATGGTAACTAGAACCGATCATACCACAGTCGTAAATGATTTAGTAGCAACTGCTGCTTCTTTAAGAAAAGACTGTATAGTTGTAGCTTCACCAGCAAGAAACGATATTGTTAATCAAACAAGTGCATCTACAATAGTAAGTAATATTGTAGCCACAGCTGATACTTTTACTAAGTCATCATACTTAGTGATGGACGGTAACTTCATAAAAGTATTTGATAAGTTTAACGATCAATTCATTAACTTACCAGCTGCGTCATCTACTGCAGGTATCATGGCTGCAACTGATTTAAACAGAGCACCATGGTTCTCACCAGCAGGTTCTAGAAGAGGTCAATATTTTGGTATTACATCATTATTGTTCTCACCAACAAAACCACAAAGAGACACTTTGTATAAAGCAGGAGTAAATCCAATCGCTAACATACCAGGTGCAGGTGTTATTTTGTTTGGTGATAAGACAAAACTTGCAAGACCTTCAGCCTTTGATAGAATCAATGTACGAAGATTATTCCTAGTACTTGAAAGAGCTATTGCAAGAGCTGCAGAGCAAGTATTGTTTGAGTTCAATGATGAATTTACAAGAGCAGAATTTGTAAACATCGTCGAACCAGTATTAAGAGAAGTCAAAGGTCGAAGAGGTATTACAGACTTTAGAGTCGTTGCAGATGAAACTAATAATACACCTGCAGTGATAGATAGAAACGAGTTTGTAGCAAGTATCTTTATCAAACCTGCGAGATCAATCAACTTCGTCACACTCAATTTTGTGGCTGTTAGAACTGGCGTAGACTTTGAAGAAGTCGTTGGTACAGTTTAAGGAGGTATAAATGGCAGTATTAGGCGTTGATGATTTTAAATCGAAGCTAAGAGGCGGCGGGGCTCGTCCTAACCTCTTCAAGGCTACAATTAACTTTCCAGGTTATGCTAACGGTGATCCAGAACTGACATCCTTTCTTTGTGAAACGGCTCAGTTACCAGGTTCAACGTTAGGTCAGATTGTTGTACCATTTAGAGGTCGACAATTAAAAATGGCTGGAGACAGAACGTTCGATGTATGGACAGTAACAATAATAAACGATACAGACTTTGCTATCAGAAACTCAATGGAGAGATGGATGAATGGTATGAATGCACACAGTGCGAATACCGGTCTTACGACTCCAGTTGCATATGAAGCAGATCTGTTAGTTGAACAGCTCGATAGATCAGGCGAAACAATCAAAAAGTATACATTCAGAGGATCATATCCTCAAGACATGTCAGCTATTGATTTAAGTTACGCTACTAATGATGAGATCGAAAGATTCACTATTACTTTCGCTTATCAGTACTACGAGACTGACACTACATCTTAACTATAAATATTAGGAGGGCTAAGGTCCTCCTAATAAAAAGGAATTAATATGGCAGAAGGTTTTAAATTATTTGGTTTTGAAATAACTCGTGCTAAGGACAATAAGGCTATCAAGTCTATTGTACCACCACGAGATGATGACGGTGCAGGTTACGTTACAGCAACCTCTGCAGGTTCACACTATGGTCACTATATTAATATGGAAGGTGATGATTCAAAAGACCAAGCACAACTAATACTTAAATATAGAGGTTCAGCTTATCAACCTGAAGCTGATGCAGCGATTGAAGACATTGTTAATGAAGCAATAACTGCAGCAGAAAATAAACCATCAGTAGCTTTAAATGTTGATAACGTACCTGTAAGTGCGAGTGTTAAGAAAACAATGTTTGAAGAGTTTGAAAACATTTTTAACATGTTAAACTTTAAAGAACTAGGACATGACATATTCAGAAGGTGGTACATTGATGGAAGAATATATCATCATTTGATAGTAGATGAAAATAATCCAACATCTGGTATTCAAGAAATAAGATATATTGATACAGTAAAGATAAGAAAAGTAAAACAGATTAAAAGGAAAAAAGATCCAATAAGTGGCGCGACTTTAGTAGATAAAGTAAATGAATTTTATATCTATCAAGAAAAGCCAGGGTCACAAGCATCTGGCGTTAAGTTAACTTTAGACTCAGTAAGTTATTGCACGTCAGGTTTACTAGATGAACATAGAAAAAAGATCATATCATATCTTCATAAAGCGTTGAAACCAATAACGCAACTTAGAATGATGGAAGATTCTCTTGTTATTTACAGACTAGCAAGAGCACCAGAACGTAGAATGTTTTATATAGACGTTGGTAACTTACCACGTGGTAAAGCCGAACAATATATGAAAGATATTATGGCTAAGTATAGAAACAAGTTAGTTTATGATGCCAAGACTGGTGAGATAAGAGATGATAGAAAACACATGTCTATGTTGGAAGATTTTTGGTTACCACGTAGAGAAGGTGGTAGGGGTACCGAGATTAGTACTTTACCAGGTGGAGAAAACTTAGGACAGATTGAAGACATAATATAT